CAGACGGAGATAAAAGAATCATTAGTAAAGCAGTTGAAGTTGCGTGGAATGAACACAGAATTCTATAAGGATTTAGTTGATGATTATGTATATTATTGGTCATTGAAAAAGAAACTGATTGCAGATATTAGAAAAAAAGGAATCCGGTATGAAACCATCAATGGGAATGGTGTCAGCGTAGAAAAAGCGAATGAATCTGTGGTCAATCTGCAGAAGACTACAGCAACCATGTTAAAGATTCTTGCGGACCTGAAACTGAAAGAACCAATTCCGGAACCGGAGCAACCGACTGATGGTTACTTGTAAGGAAATTGACGACTATCTCAAATATGCCGAAGAGCATCCGAAATGGATAAATAAAAAGAGAAAATTACTGATAGAAAACATCGTGAAGCCGACATTGAAGCGAAACGATGTTTTTTTTGACGAAAAAACATATAGGAACTGTCTACAGTACTGCAAAACAAATTACTACGAACTATTTCCATTCCAAAAGTTCATTTATGCCTTTGCATTTATGTATGTGGATGACATTCCAGTATTTTCAAAGTTCTTCATCAAGGAAGGACGTGGAAATGGCAAAGATGGATTCATCGTGCCGCTGGTAAATTTCTTTCAGACTCCGCTCTACGGAGTGAAAAATTACCATGTTGAAATTGTGGCGAACTCAGAGAGCCAGGTTAAGGACACATTCAAGGTAGCTTATGACATGCTACATGATAATCCAAAATTCAAGGGAAAGTTTTCGGTCACAAAGGAACTTATCACGAACCTGGCAACAGGATCGGAGATGAAATACAACACTTCGAACGCAAAGACCAAGGATGGTAAGCGAACAGGATGTCTTGTCCTGAACGAAATCCATGCCTACGAGAATTATGACCAGATCAATGTATTTGAATCCTCTTTTGGTAAGGTCAAGCATTCGAGAGAGTTCATCATCACAACAGATGGATATGTCAGAGATGGCCCACTGGATGAAATTTCGGCAATGTGCGCTGAGATTTTGGAGACGGGAGAGAATCTGCTAGGGTACTTCCCGTTCATTTGCGAGATTGATGACATGAAAGAAATCGATGATCCGGAGGCATGGCACAAGCCCAACCCTTCAATGGAATACATGCCAATTCTTGCGAATCAGATCATGCATGATTATCTGGAAATGAAGAAGATTCCCTCAAAGCGTGCTGAATTTATTACAAAACGAATGGACAGATCGGCACGAAAGGAAGAGGAGACGGTCACAACATGGCAAAATGTCCTGAGAGCATGTTATGAAGGCGAGACAATGGAAGAACTGGAACGAAAGATTCCGCGGATAACATTGGACACGCGAGGACAGGCAGCAGTGATCGGCATTGACTATGCGGATGTGCGCGACTTCGCGTCTGCAGGTATTCTGACCAAGACAGATGATGGAGAATGGATATGGAGACAACACACATGGATCTGTGCAGACTCTCCGTTTATTGATTCCATTAAATTTCCATTGCGAAATGCTGGACAAGCAGAATTTGAGGACTTTGAAGTTGTTCCTGGACCAGTAATTGACGTGAATCTAATTGTTGATTGGTGCATGGAGCAGATGCGAAGCTACGAAGTTAAGAAAATCGCAATGGACACATATAGATATACCTTGTTCAAGCAAGCCTTTGAGGAAAGAGGACTCACGATTGAAGACAAGAAGAATCCGCATGGCATTGTCAGACTGATTCGAAAGATAACATCAGCCACTGGGATTATCGCACCGTTCATCCAGTCCATGTTCTCACAGGGGATGATCAACTTCGGACCATCAGCAATCATGCGGTGGTACACGAATAACACAAGCGTGAGCGAGGACAAGTTCGGCAACAAGAATTTCGGAAAAATTGAACCGAAGTTAAGAAAAAATGATGGATTTATGGCTTTTGATGTGGCTATGTTCTGCAAGGATGAGCTGGAAGTTCAGATAATCTATGTTTAATAGGAGAAAGAGAAAATGTTTGATTTTTTATTCCAAGATAGAAACAAAGAGATACAGTCTTTGGCAGAAATCATTGCAGTTGACATGGAAAAGCTGAACCTTTCAAAGCTTGCCATCGAGAAAGCAATTATGATGATCGCCAAAGCAATAGCGAAGTCTGACATACTGATCCAGACGGAGAGCAAAGAAAAAAATAAGAAAGAATACAGGCTAAATGTACAGCCAAATGACCATGAATGTGGAACAGTGTTCTGGACGGAAGTGGTTAAGCAGCTACTAACAGAACAAGAAGCTCTGATTATTCCGCTAAAAGGTAAATATTACAGAGCAACATCATGGTCACACACGAATGAAGTGATGGCGAAGCGAGTTTACAAAGATGTGATGTTAAGCTGCGGAGGTGAAAATCTTACAATTTTCAGAACATTTCAATCTGATGAAGTGATTCATCTAAGATATGACAATGCAAGGATTCGATTGTACTTACAGAATGTAGTAGGGCAATTTGATAAGACGATGGATTCCATTAATGCAATGATGCAGCTGTCCAGCCAACCGAGATTCAAACTGAAGCTTGGAACGAATGCATTATCATTCAGAGAAAAGCAGGCAGATGGTACAGACAAGGTAATGACAAAAGACCAGTATGTTTTAAAAATTAAAAAACTACTGACGTCAGATGCCCTTGAAGTTTTAACAGAACAAGAGAATGTATCCGTGGAACAGCTGCAAATAAATACAGCAGTGAAAGCTGAAGAACTGACAAAGATGGCTTTGCAGATCAATAACGAGGTGGCAAATGCTTTCGACATTCCAGAGGCTGTATTTAATGGCAATATCACAGAAAAATCAGACGCAACAAATGAATTTATCACATATGCTGTCAGTCCGGTAGCAGAAGCGATAAATGATACTTTGACAGCTTATGTTGTCGGAGAGGATGATTACTGCAGTAAAAACGAGAAAGTCATGGTATGGCTTGCACGCTTTAAACATGTTGATGTTGTAGACAGTGCAGTAAATCTTGATAAACTCAGAGGAATTGGATTCCATCTCGACGAAATCAGAGGGATGGTTGGATATCCGTTACTCAATACAGAATTCAGTACAGAGCGAGCTCTGACAAAGAATTACGGAGGGGAGGGAAGCAACAATGCGGCACAAGAAACCTGATTCATAGGAGGTGATCCAATTATCTCGGAGCTGTCCGTTAAACAGTAATAACAGGGAAAGGAAAAGAACATGGAACAGAAAAAAGTTGTGTATAGATTCCAGCAAACGGATAACGTGCATGAGATTTTCATTTTTGATGAGATTAGAAAAATTGGTCCGTTCAATTGGGATACATGGCAGTATGATGACTCTGAGACATCAGCCAAGCATTTCAAGGAACTTCTGGATGCCATTCCGGAAACAGATGAGATCAAGATCTATTTCAACAGCAATGGTGGAAGCGTAGACCAGGGGACAGCCATTTACAACATGCTTCAACAGCATGGATCCTATAAGACGGGAATTGTAATGGGCGGATGTCATTCTATCGCATTTACAATTTTGCAGGCGTGTGATAAGCGTATCATGGGACAGGGAACAACAGCCATTATTCATGATATGTGGGAGACAGTTACAGGAAATGCAGCAGATCTGAGGGCAGAAGCAGACAATCTGGATGTAGCAATGGACAGTTGTGTGGCTCTGTTCATGCAGCGGGCTACGGTTTCAGAAGAAGAGCTCCGGGAGATGATGCATAAGACTACAACCTTATCTCCACAGAAGGCTCTGGAGTATGGCTTGATTGATGAGATTGGCGTTGCGCAGAAGGTGGAAGATCCGGATATGAAACTGCAGGAGGTAATCAAAGAAAACAAGGCACTTCAGATGGAACTGAAAAGCAGAAATGAGCATCAGAAGCAGTTAGCTGAGTTCTATCAGCTGACTCATAAGAAAAAAGAAAAGACGGAAGAAAAGGATAGCACCGGTTGGGGTGCATTTTTTGGTTAGGAGGAAATGAAGAATGAGGATTGAAGATTTAAGCCAGGAAGTAAAAGACAAAGTGAAACAGCTTCTGGACAATGCACCGGCAGATCAGAAAGCAGAAGCAATTATGCAGTCAATTGAAATGATCGATGAAGCAATGCACGCCGATCTGATTCAGCAGGTAGTAGCAGAGGCAGAAAGAGCAAGCAGAGATGCAGATTACAAGAGACAGCTTGGACTCCGTAACCTGTCTCAGAAAGAAAAGAAATTCTACGAGAATTTTAAGGACATCAAGCAGGCGTTCACAGCAAATCAGATCGACATCATTCCGACAGAGATTATTGATCGTACACTGGATGATGTTAAGAAAACATCGCCAATCCTGAAACTTGTAAATATGGCACCGGCAAACGTGAAGAAATGGATTGTGGCATCTCATTCAGGTGCAGCGGTTTGGGGTCCTCTTACGGACGCTATCAAAGGCGAACTTTCAGCAGAGGTAACAGCTCTGAATATTGACCTTCACAAGCTCACAGCTTACCTTGTTATTCCAAAATCAATCAGAGAGCTGTCTATGGAATTCGTTGACAGATATTTCATGGCTATTCTGTCTGAGGCCATGCAGGACGGACTTGTAAAAGGATACCTCGATGGAGATGGAAAGACAGGTCCAATCGGAATCTTTCGTCAGATTGGAAACGTAGAGTCAGCCGGAACAAATAAAGCAAAAACTGTTCTCACTACGGTTACAAAATTCTCTCCGAAAGGACTTGCTCCGGTGAGAAAAACTCTTACTAATGATGGAAAACGTGTGGTTGATAAGCTCTATCTTATCTGCAATCCGTCAGACGAAGCAGAATATGTGGATCCGTGTATGTACGGAGAGGCTCTGACAGGCGGATATGTCAACAAGTCATTCATTGACATCGAAAAAATTGTTGATGCCAACTGTCCAAAAGGAAAAGCTGCATTTACAATCGCCGGATACTACACAATGGGAACAGCAGGAGTTTGCGTTGACGAGTATGATCAGACAAAAGCGATTGAGGATGCAGACCTTATCGTAGCTAAATGCCATGCAAACGGTAGAGCTGTGGATGACAATGTTGCAGTTATTTTTGACGTAACAAAACTTGAGGAGTATGTTCTCCCAGTAACACAGGTAACGGTGCCAAAGCAGTAAGGGATAAGATATGAGTAATGAAGAATTAGCCACGCTGGTAGATGAAGTACTCAAAGAGTTCCAGATTCCTCCTTACTATGATGACGATCAATTGATCAATCTCATCAAAGAAGGAGAGTATACAGTCGGGAGATTGAATCCAGGCTGTAGTATAACGACAGATCTCACATATAGGATGCTGCTGAAAAACTATGTATATTATGCTTACCACCACAGAGTTAGCGAATTCATGAATAATTATTCAAGCGTGATTCTTACGTGGCAAATGGAGACGGAGGTGAGTGCGAATGGCAATGCCTGAGTATGTAGACGGAGTCCTTGAGATTCGCAGGATAGTAAACGATGAATCAGGGGACTATCCGGAAGAAAAACTTGAACGCATTGGATTGAAAGTGTGGTATCGAGAACTTTCGGTGTATGACACCACCAGAGCAAAGCTTTCAGCGGATAGCGTGGAAGTGACCATGAAGCTCGCAATACCACAATTTAAAGGTGTGGATAGTAAGTGCGTCTGCATCATTGACGGAGAACAACATGAGGTCTACAACGTAGCACATACCACCACAAAAGACGGTTTCAGGGAGTCGGAATTGACATTGAAGACACCGGCATATGAAAGAGAGGTAATCAATGACACAGAAAGAATTAAGTGAGATTCTGCACGATATAGGCTGTCCTGTTAACGAGGGGGTCAGTAGTCTCAAAAATGAAAAAGTATTTCCGAGAATTGATTACTGGGAAATCATGTGGGAAGACGCAATGGCATCTGGTGATGATTATGAGAATGAAATCACATGGCAGATTAGTATTTACGCAAAGAAACCTCGTAATCCAAAGTTAATCGAACTGAAAAAACGCCTGAATGAGCTTGGCTACCATCCGACCATTGCTCACGAATACGCTACAGAAGACCGTGTATGGCACTCTTATTTTTCAATAACAACTGATGGAGTGATTGGATGAGTAGCGAGATAACCTTTGACGGTGGAGGATTTGAAGATTTCGAGGAACTGTTGAAACAGTATTCTGAGAATGTAAGCTCTGACAAAGCACTTGACGCAGTGGAAGAGGGAGCGAAGGAGTTCGTTAATGACCTTCTTAGACTCCCAAAACCACGAAGTCAGATTACCAAAGCAGGGTATACGCATATCGTGAATACATTTGCACTGGAAAGAACTGACAGCGGAATCAAAGTTGGATGGGGCAAGTATTACGGTCCAATGCTTGAGCATGGAACCAGGAAGATGGCAGCAAGGGTACACTTGAAGCCACTCTTTGAAAGAAACAAAGAAAAATACTATAAGAAGATGGCAGAATCCATCTTCGGTTAGGAGGCTAATAAATGGCTATTAATACAAAAAAACCGGCTATGAAACAGACAGTCGGTGCACAGTATATGTGTTTTGCAAACACAACAGAGGGCGGAGAGTACGACGGTACTTACGAAGCTGATGTTGAAAAAACAGAGGTTGTTAAAAGTGTCAAAGTAACTGAAAACTCAGAGACAAGCGATGTGTATGCATCTGGAAAAATCTACGATTCAGACTCACCAATGTCTAGTATTGACATCGAAGTGTCTGTGATCGCATTCCCAGACGACACAATCTCCAAAATGCGCGGAGAGACAAAAGGAACAGGTGGACTTATCCTCGCTGGCGGAAAGAGCGAAAGACCATTCTTTGCTTATGGAAAGGTTGTAAAACTGAAAAACGGAAAATCTCGTTATGAGTGGTTTCCAAAATGCAAGCTTGTTGAAAACTCCGATGATATTGCAACATCTGAAGAGAAAGCAAGTGAGCAGACAGACACGATCAAGATCAGAGCATATCCGTTTGATGCAGAAGGAAACATCGTGAGCAAGGTCACAGAGTCCACGGCACCGGCAGGACTTACAGAAGAGAAATTCTTCGCCAAGCCGATTCTGACGGATGAAGATCTTACAAAAGCAGTAGGAGCGTGAAAGGAATACGTGGCACATGAATGTGGGTAAAATTATAAAGCTTACAGATGGGACAACCATTGAAGCGAAAATGAATTTTGGAACAATCTTTTATCTTGATCAGATAGGTGGTTCAAAGCTCGGACAGAGAATTGACAAACTTGAAAAGATTGGAAAAGCAACTGACAGCGATAAAATGAATTTTGCAGCAAAGCTTATCTATGCAATGGTAAGAAGTAATGGGAGAAAAGTGACATTTGATGAAGCACTTCAGCTTGTGCCACCGGATCCAACAGAACTTCTTGAAGTTGTAGAGGCTTATCAGAAAGAAGTTGACAAAATTAAAAAAAAAGAGGAATCGAAAGCACAGATGAAAGCATTCAGCTCGAGATAAATTGGGCTGAGTATATGGTTGATGCGAGAGAAATGGGAATGACAGAGGACGAGTTCTTCCATTCATGTCCCGTCTTTTTTTGCGAACAATATGAGATATTCTGTGAGAAGAAAGCGAGGAAGGTGAGGACGTTATATGGCGGATGAACTGAAGAGAGTTGGATTAGTGTTTAAGGCAGATGGTGCAACAGACTTTCAAAAGACGATGCAGCAGGTAAATACAGCCGTTCAGGAAAATAGTAATTCGTTTAAACTTGCAAAAGCGGCATGGGATGACAGCACTACTGCAGTTGAAAAGTTAAAAGACCGTCAGGAATATCTGGCAAAACAGACGGACGTTTATTCTGATAAAGTGGAAATTTTGAAGCGTGAGCTTGAAGAAATGGAATCTGCAGAAAACAGAAATGAGGATGCAATCCGAAAGAAGCAGAACCAGCTTACAAGCGCACAGATTAGTTTAACAAAATATCAGAAAGGCCTTGCTGAAGTAACAGAAGAACTTGAGAGCGGTGCGGCAGAAAGTAAGGAACAAATTAGGAAATTATCTGATGAAATTGCAGAGTCTACAGATAAAATTAAGGCGAATGAGATTGAAATCGAAGCTCTTAAAGCGAAATATGACGATCATATAAAGTCGATTGTAAAATATAAAGATGAACAGAAGTATCTTTCAAATCAAACAGAGAATTACGAAAGAATACTTGAATCATTAAAAAAACAATTGGATATTCTTGAATCTGCTGAAAATAAAGATGAAAAAGCAATTCAGGATAAAAAGAATGAGATAAATGAAACTACTACAAAACTTAATGGTTACAAAAGTAAACTGGAAGATGTTGAGAAAAAGCTGAAAAGCGGAGCAGCTGCAACGGAAGGCTATGCTGAAAAAGTACAGGCTTTTGGAAATAAAGCAAAAGAGACAGGGGATAAGTTTAGTGGAATATCAACGGCGGCAGCAGGCATAGTAGCGGCAACAGCAGCTACAGTACCTGCAACAGCAGAATATCGTAAAATTATGGGATCGCTTGAGGTGTCGAGCCAAAATGCAGGGTACACAGCAGAACAAACAGCGGAAAGTTATAGAACCTTATATGGTGTGCTTGCAGATGATCAGACAGCTGCAACAACTACGGCCAATCTTCAGGCGTTAGGTTTGTCGCAAGAAGAATTAAGCACGGTAATCGAGGGGACAATTGGTGCATGGGCAACTTACGGGGATAGTATTCCTATTGATGGACTTGCAGAATCAATCAATGAGACTGTGAAAACAAGTACTGTTACGGGGACTTTTGCAGATATGCTCAATTGGGCGGGAACTTCAGAGGATGCATTTAATGAAAAGCTTGCGGCTTGCGGAAGCGAAAGTGAGAGAGTAAACCTGGTCATGCAGGAAATGGCGAATCAGGGTCTTGTAGATGCAGGAAAAAAATGGCAAGAAAACAATAAGAATTTGGTAGACGGAAATAAGGCAACAGCAGATTTTCAACAGGCAACAGCTGAGCTTGCGGATACAGTTGCACCGCTGATTACCAAAATTACGGAATTAATTGCCGGATTGATTGAAAAGTTTAATCAGCTCTCCCCAGAAGGACAGAGATTGATTGCCGGATGTGTATTGGTAGTGGCAGCAATAGCTCCAATTCTTTCGGGAATCGGGAATATTGCGATGGGAATACAAACATTGATTCCGTTGATTTCAAATCTATGGACCGTACTTGGACCAATGGGAATTGTCGTGATAATTGGTTTGATTATCCTTTTATACAATAAATGCGAATGGTTTAGAAATGGAGTTAATGCAATATTTGGCGGCATTGCAGATTTTATTAAAGGTGTAATTAATAAAATCAAAGGATTTTTCAACTTCGAGTGGAAACTTCCCAAAATTAAACTTCCACATTTCAAGGCAAGTGGTGAGTGGTCGCTTGTACCGCCTAAAGTTCCAAAATTCTCCGTGGACTGGTACGCGAACGGTGGTATCTTGAACAGTCCGACCATCTTCGGTATGAATGGAGACAGAGCGATGGGTGGAGGTGAGGCTGGAGCTGAAGCAGTTCTGCCAATCGACCTCTTAAAGACATATATCCGTGATGAGATGCAGGCAAATAACGCAGCACTTGCTCAATTAATTGCAGAAGCACTGTCAGAACTGACATTCGTAATTGAAAATAACATTGCACTCGGAGATAAGAAGCTTGCTGAGATCCTTGTGGATGCGGTGATTAAGAAGATGTCTCAGAACATTAAGTGGAAGAGAGGAGCCGCGGGAGCATGATGGAAGTAGAATATAACGGAATATCAGGCTCAAGCATGGAGATCTATGCGAAAGAGCTTCCTTCAATGCCAACAGCAGTAAGAAAAGAATCTTCGATAGAAATACCGGGGAGTGATGGAACCATGTATTTGTTGGATGGGGGCTACGAATCAACAGAGATTAAGATATCATTCAATTTTATAGGAAAGAGTGAAGATTGGGAGAATCGTCTTGGAAAAGCACGAAAGTGGCTGTCGGGAAGAAATAAGAAGCTAAGACTTGGAACAGATCCGGGGCATTTCTATAAAATCCTGAAAGTTCAGATGGATGAAGCAGAGCATACAAGTGAGAGAATCTGCAATTTTACAGCAACCTTCACAACAAAGGATGGTATGCGGTATCTGGACAAGGGACAGCATCCTCATTCGGCGGAAGAAGTGAAGAGGAATCCATACGAGATATCTTACCCAACTTACAAAATCTATGGGGAAGGAAGATGCAGCCTGATAGTCAATGGGAAGAGAATGGAAGCTGATGTTGGACAGAATCTGACGATTGATACAGACAGAAAGCTGGCTTACCGCGAAGATGGAACACTGAGCAATACAGCGGTATTTGGAGATTATGACGATCTTGTGCTACAGGAAGGAATGAATGATATAGCAATCACAGATGGATTCGAGCTGAAAGTGATTCCAAACTGGAGGTGCTTATGATTCAGATATACCGACAGGATAATATAGATTATAGGCATAATGGAGATATGACACTGCTTCCGGAAGAAGCCATTATTCATGTCATCCTCAATGGAGAATGGACAGCGAATATAGAACATCCGATTGACCTAGAAGGAAGATGGAAGTACATTGAGGAAAATGCAGTAGTGAAAATGCCATCTTTTAACGGGATCCAACTATTTCGGATAAGAAGCAAAGAAAAGAAAGATTCGGGGGTAAGTGCAGAACTTACTCCTATTTTTATGGATGCTAAAGAAGATTGTTTCCTGGTAGATGTCAGGCCAACAAACAAAAGTGGACAGGAGGCTCTGGACATTATGACAGAGAAAACTCCGCAATATCAGGCAAAATCGGACATCAAGAAGGTATCAACAGCCTATTATCAGACGATGAACCTGATAGAGGCAATCAATGGAAGTGATGATAATGCATTTGTTTCCAGATGGGGCGGGGAAATCCTGTATGATAATTATCAAGTGATCATCAATGAAAAAGCAGGAGGAGACCATGGTGTACAGGTGATGTATGGAAAAAACATAGTTAAGGATGGCTTTTCAGAGATGGTAGACATGAGTGAAGTTGCTACAAGGATTGTTCCAAAATCTTACAATGGATATATGATCGAGGGAGACACACCGTGGGTGGACTCACCTCTGATTGAAAAATATCCGACAATACATTACAGAACAATGAAGTTCGAGGATGTGAAAATGCGTGAAGATGCGCAGGAGGATGACGAAGAGAACGGAGTGACAATATGTGAAACGCAGAAACAGCTAGAGGAAGCGTTGAAAAAGAAATGCCAGGAACAATATGACGAAGGTGTGGATAAGCCGAAAGTAACCATTGAAGCAGACATGGAGCTTCTGCAGAATACAGAACTATACGAAGATGTAAAAAGCCTGGAAATGGTATCGCTAGGAGATACCGTGCACTGTAACCACTCAAAACTTGGAATTAAGTCAGATGCAAGAGTGATTGAGTTGGAATGGGATGCGGTTAGGAACAAGTTGACATTTGTGAAATTAGGAGAGTTTCAATACAATTTTCTGGACGATGCTTCTTCTGTAATGAGCCGGGTTGACAAGTCAATCCGTTCAGATGGAACTGTGATCGGGCAGCAGATCCAAGGAATCATCAATGGCGTTAAGGCCCAGATGAAAGCACAGTCTACGGTCGCAAAAAAGCAGACGGTAAGGGCAATTCTTTTTGAAGATCTTGATCCGAAGTCTGAAACGTTTGGTGCTATGTGTCTTGGAACATTGGGATTCGAGATCGCTTCAGAGCGCACAGCAGATGGAAGAGATTGGAAGTGGAGTACCTTCGGAACAGGACAGGGATTCTTCGCAGATTTCATCGTTGCCGGAACGATGCTTGCTGACCGAATCAAGGGCGGAACACTGGAGCTTGGAGGCGAGGATAACGGAAACGGTATTGCAAGAGTCCTGAATGCAAGCGGAAAAGAAATCGTCCGTCTTGACAAGGATGGAGTCTATGCTATTGGAAGTTATGTATGTGAGAATGTTGGTGGATTGAACAGAAGAACAGAAATAAAATCCGGTTCAATTATGTTTTCCAAGAGAGATAAAAGCAATCCTATATTCATAGAAAGGTCAGGAGATGCAATTGTGGTTCGATACGGAGGAACGTTTGAAGATGCAACAGATTCACATACGCTGATGAGAATATTTGGTGATGAAATATATTTTGATACTGACAAAATCGGACCAGACGGTTATGCAGGAAAGACTGGACGTGCAGTGTTCTCTGACGGAACGTATCTCGATTTCAGAAAAGGCTTCCTCATGGGTGGTACAACGAAAGAAGGTGCGTTCTGATGGCTTGGACAATAAGCAATAACTATCTGAGCGAATCGCAGATGCAAGGAAATGCTTATGAAGTATGGAAGTATTTCTCAGCTAAAGGATGGACGCTGAACGCGATCGGCGGCATTCTCGGCAATATGGAGAAAGAGTCAAACATCAATCCGGGTTTGTGGCAGAGTCTGAAATACGGGAATTACAGTGGAGGATACGGACTTGTCCAGTGGACACCGGCTACAAATTACACAGACTGGGCGAACTCAAACGAGTACGATATCACGGATCCTAATGGTCAGCTCTATTGGATTGATGCACTGTCAGCATCGAAAGGTCAGTGGATTTCCACCAGTGCTTATAGAATGACTTGGGAACAGTTCAAGAGCAGTTCAGAGTCTCCGGAATACTTGGCCAGTGCCTTCCTGAAGAACTTCGAGCGTGCCGGTGTAGAGGTTGAATCCGAAAGACGGAGCTGCGCAAGAAAGTGGTATAACTACTTGCAGAAATACGATGCCGGGAGTCAGGTTATTGAAAAGGCAGTGGAATGGGCAATATCGATTGCGAACGATAACAGTCATGGATACGATCAGGCGCACAGAGACGGACCAGATTACGATTGTTCCTCATTAATCTGCTGGGCATACTACAATGCAGGGCTGAATACGAGGCCAGGATACACACCAGCTACAGGAACAATGTATGATGTGTTTCTGGCAGCAGGCTTCAAGGATGTGACTTCACAGGTCAATCTAGCCACCGGATCAGGGCTGATCCGGGGGGACGTCCTGTTAAAACCAGGAAACCATACAGAAATGTCACTTGGGAATGGTCAGCTGGTTGCTGCTTCACAGAACGAATTCGGTGGAATTACCGGAGGACAGACCGGAGATCAGACCGGAAAAGAGATTCATGTGCATGGATACTATAACTTTCCGTGGAAGTATGTGCTGAGATATCCGGGAGGCGGAGTTGCACCGGTGCAAGGGTTGTATATCGTCAGATGGATTCCTGGATAAGGAGGAGAAAAGTGAACTATATAGAACGAGATGTCTATGTGCTGGAGAACAGGATTAAGGAAAAGATTGATTATGTAAGAGGGACGAATGCTCTCCCAATCTATTTCCATTTCCGGGATTATGAGATTCCGGAAGGGGCAACGGCAAAAGCATTCGTGTTGAAGCCGTCAAAAAAAGCAACATATAATGTATGCCCGATCATTGAGAATACCGTGAGGGTGATTGTGAAAGACCAGACATTCGCAGAACTTGGAAAAAGTGTGCTTCAGATTGTACTCACAATGGATGAGGAGACGCTTGTAACATTCGATCAGCCGATAGAAGTACATCGGAATTTCAGTGAAGGAGATGTTCCGGAAAGCGAGAATGAAGCTGGATGGATGAACAACTTCATAAAAGGCATGGAAGAAGCTACAAAGCATGCTGAGAATGCTGCAAAGACAGCGGAAGAGATTAGTGAGACACTAACAAAGAAGATACAAAATGGAGATTTCCGAGGAGCAACCGGAGCAACTGGCCCGCAGGGCAAACAGGGGATTCAGGGAGAACCAGGAAAAGACGGAGAAAAGGGTCCAAGAGGTGATACCGGACCAGTTGGACCACAAGGGCCGGCAGGAAAAGATGCGAATGCAGTAATCACATCATTAGATCCGGGAGTATTTGCAATGTCGGTAGAATCTGGACATCTTATCCTGACATACAACTCATATGATACAGCCCCACCGCTGAAAATTGTGGATGGAAGATTGAAATATGTATTGGAGGTGACAGCATGATAAGAGTATATTTCGAAGAGGGAGAAAAAGAAAAGACTGCATACGGGTTGACACAATGGGATTATGGACAGAAACTGCAGATTCAGGGACTTAACCTACCATCTGAACAAGAGGCTGTAGAAGTCCATTTCTCATATTGGCGCGGATGTAGGCCGGCGAAAATTATTGAAGCAACTGTGATATGTGACAAGATTATAGCAGATATTCCAAATGATTTCTTGACGGAAGGAGAAGATATAGATGCTTATATCTATATATCAAGTTCAGAGGAAGGAAAAACCATTGGGAGAGTAAGACTTCCGGTAATCAAGAGAAAAAAACCAATTGACTACAACGCATCAAATGAAAACCAAGTGTTAAAACAGGTATTAGAATTTCTGCAAACAAAAGCCGACAATATCACCATCACAGATGGCAATCTGCAGCTTATGTCTCAAGGCCAACCGGTAGGAGATAAGGTAAGAATAAATACATCCGGAGGAAATGAGATTGAGATCCGGAACAATGGTACAGCTCTGCAATGGAGATATACAAATCAAAATGACTGGAATGATCTTGTTCCATTGGAAGATCTGAAAGGAAAAGATGGAAAACCACCGGAATTTGAAGTACGAGATGGACATCTGATCGCAATATATTTATAGGATAGAAAGCACTGGCTTCGGCTGGTGTTTTTTATTATAAATTTTTTCAAAAGAAAGGAAGGAAAAGAAACATGGCAAGAGAGGTAGATTTAGGATCGATTATTGGACCACAGGGGCCACAGGGAGAAAAAGGAGCAACTGGAGCAACAGGTCCAAAGGGACCACAGGGAGAAACAGGACCGACAGGCAAATCAGCGTATCAGGTATGGCTTGCACAGTCTGGAAATGCAGGAAAAACAGAAGCACAGTATATTGCTTCACTGAAAGGTGCAAAGGGAGATACCGGAGCGACAGGCCCACAGGGACCAACCGGAGCAACCGGAGCGACTGGCCCACAGGGAGAAAAAGGAGCAACTGGAGCGACAGGTCCACAGGGACCAACCGGGGCAAAAGGAGATAAGGGAGATCCGTTCGCAATCGCAAAAACGTTCGCCTCCGTGTCAGCAATGAATTCTGGATTCTCCTCAGATGGAGTGAAAGAAGGACAGTTCGTCATGATCGACACAGGAAATGTCAATGATGTCGATAATGCGAAACTCTATGTAAAGGGAAAGACAGCATATGCCTATATCACAGATCTTTCAGGTGCTACTGGAATGACAGGCCCACAGGGACAAAAAGGAGATACAGGGGCTAAGGGAGCAACCGGAGACAAGGGAGCAACTGGAACACGTGGCAGCAGATGGAACGCAGGAACAGCAATTACGGAAACAAGTACAACAGCAACAGTATTTTCAGGTTCAGGAATTACAGATGCATTAGTGAATGATATGTATCTGAACACATCTACTGGGTATACATATAGATGTACTGTAGGAGGAGCAGCTTCTGTGGCTAAGTGGGTATATACAGGAAGCCTGAAAGGAAATACGGGAGCAAAAGGAGATACAGGTGCAACCGGAGCGACAGGCCCACAGGGTGCAAAAGGAGCGACAGGAGCAACCGGTAAGGATGGACAGACTCCGACATTCAAGATCAGCAATGGACACTTGATCGCAGTATATGAAAGCTAGGAGGAATATACAATGGCAGCAAGACAGATTGATCTAGGACAGGTGGTTGGACCTACTGGACCAACCGGAACCAGAGGAAGCCGCTGGACACAGGGAACGGCAATCACGGGAACAAGCACGACGGCAACAGTATTTTCCAGTTCAGGAATCACAGATGCCATTGTGAACGACAATTACCTGAACACAGCAACGGGAAATACATATAGATGTACTGTAGGAGGAGCAGCTTCTGTGGCTAAGTGGGTATATACAGGAAATCTGAAAGGTCCACAGGGTGCAAAAGGAGCAACAGGCTCACAAGGACCAACTGGAGCAACTGGGCCAACCGGAGCAACCGGACCGAAAGGGGACACGGGACCGACAGGCCCGACAGGTCCTCAGGGGCCAACAGGAAAAGTAGATGCTAATACACAGGTAGCGTTCACAAAGGCATCAACGAGGGAGAATATAGCAAGCAATGAGAAGATGTCAATTATTCTCGGAAAGATCGCAAAGTACTTCGCAGATCTGGGAACGTCCGCATTCAGAGCAGTGGCGAATAATTTGACAACTTCAGCAGCAGGAAGTTCTGTGTTGGATGCTTATCAGGGAAAAGTACTGGATGGAAAGAAACTGAACATTGCAAATGTGATTAATAATCTGCTTACGACAGAGGCCGGGTATGCGCTTGATGCACGACAGGGGAAGAAGATTGAGGATCAGATTACTGAATTAAATGGCAAAAGAGTAAAGGCGGCTGTATATGGAAACTCAGGGCCATACAACATTGCGTCAAATGGCAGTAGCTTCCAAGGCACAGATTTTGGTACCAAAGTACATGATGATATCGGATTAATGTATACCTATGATAATACAAACTATTTACATTATTTTACAGTTCCTGAAGATGGCGTCTATTTAATTCATGCACTTATAAACTTTGCTGATGGAATCAGTGGGCTTATGTCTCTCTATGGAAAGATAGAGCGAAATGGTAACGAACAATCTCGACAGCCAAAAACCATTAGAAGTTACGCTGGGGCAAATTATATCTTTTTGTGTCCTTTCAGTGCAGGGGATACATTACGTTTTACGGTATGTCAGAATTCAGGATCTACAATCAAAACCTCTGGTGGTTGCAGACTGAATATTGTTAAAATCTGACAGTTATTTTATTTCCATTGACCAATAGCCAGCCAGCTGCATTCTGTACCAGTTACCGCAGACATACTTGTAGTTCTCGCATATACATATGCTTTTGAGACGCTGTTGACATTCGTTGATATGAGAAAGGCTGGGAGTGTACTTCCAGGATATTTAGCTGTTGCAATCAATGTATATGATGTATTTGCAAATGTTTTTGGGAAATTGATTGTAGCAAATCCTTTTCCTCCAGATGCTTCACCTGGAAATGTAGCTGTTCCCAACTGAATAAGGAGACCGTTGCCGTATTTCATATAGTTGCTTCCAAAGTCAACTATAAATTTGCCATTTAATTAAGGATTCCACTAGAAAGGAAAACAAATGAACATACTTTTTTTAAATCAAGAAGAACCAGTGATGGGAACTGTAACAGTTCAAGATCTCCATCACGTGAAAATCGAGGGTGTATTGCAGAATCTGTCGGGATTTCATCTCGTGACAAATGATGGACAGGTTTATGGAAAATACGAAACATATACTACATTGTATAAAACTGTGGAAGATGGATATATTTTGTCGAATGATGGAAGTGTATATGTAGAGCCGGATCCAGAGCCAGAACCGGAGCCATATGTTCCAACATTAGAAGAGATCCAGGAAGCGAAAGTAAGTGAGATGAATGCAGCGCAGCAGGCTGTGATAGCGGAAGGTGTGGATGTGGTGCTTACAGATGGAAGTACGGAGCATTTCGCATTAACGGAGAGAGATCAGACGAGCCTTATAGGATTGCAGGGACAAGTTGCAGCAGGAGAGCAGAACATTCCGTGGCATACTTCAGATGATGAGGAACATTGCAAGTTCTATAGCAATGCGGATATGGCTAAAATTACTGCAACGGCAATGGAATATGTAACATGGCACGTTACATATTTCAGAGATTTGAGAATCTATATCAGAGCATTGACAGAAATCGAAGAAGTAGAAAAGGTAACTTATGGAATGACTATTCCGGAAGAATATCAATCAGAGCCATTGAAAACAATGATTGCGGCTCAAAACGTATGAAATGGGTAAGACCGCTGATTCTATTTGGAATTGGCGGAACCATCTATGTATTAATTGAACTGATCGCCAGAGGTAGAAGCCACTGGACAATGTTCTTCGTGGGGGGATTAGCATTCTATTTGATTGGATGTATCAATGAGCATAAGAAAAAAGAGATTCTGATGCGGTGGCAGATGGCAGCAGGAGCAGGGATTATAACAGGTCTAGAACTGATTTCCGGGATCATAGTGAACATTATATTAGGATGGAATGTATGGGACTACAGTACTCTCCCAGGAAATCTGCTTGGACAGATTTGCCCACAGTTCACGGTGCTGTGGTTCTTTCTGTCAGCTGTGGCTGTCTATCTGGATGATTGGATAAGATACTTACTGTGGGGAGAAAAACGGCCAAAATATAAATTTTAGAAAGGAAGGATTGAAATGATGGATAAGATTATCACATTGCTGTCAAGCAATTCATTTGTAAAAATTTTGCTGATAGCGGTTGCCTTAGATACGATACTTGGCGTACTCAGGGCGATTAAAGAACACAAATTCAACAGCTGCGTAGGAATCGATGGAGCAATTCGGAAAGCGGGAATGCTCTTGTCGGTATGCTTCCTTATGGCAACGGATGTGATCATGCATATTAATGTATTAAGCATGGTACCTGAGGAGTATGTACAGCTTCTTGGTATTGACAAGATGGGAATCTGCGAATTTTTCAGTTTGTTATTCATTTTATATGAATTGGTCAGCATTTTGAAGAATATGACATTGTGCGGTCTTCCGGTTCCGACAAAGATTAAGAGATGGATCCAGAAGTTCCTGGATGATATGACAGAGGAGCTTCCGGAAGAAGTGGTACAGGAATTGCACCAGTGCAAGAAAGGAGAAGAATCATGACAGAACAGACAATTAAAGAAACAATTAAGAGTTTCGCTTACGGACTTTCAGCAAAAGAAATCTCTGACAACGAAGGAACATCACTTGAAGTTATGGAGAAGTTTGCAGAGGAACACGCTGCGGAGATTGAGCAGAAAAAAGCAGAGCTGAAAGAAGGTGGCTGGTATGAGTAAGTTAATCATTGATGTTAGCTATCATAATGGAGTGATAAATTGGGAAAAAGTAAAAGCATCCGGTTGTGCCGGAGCTATTCTTAGATGCGGATATGGAGATGATATCATATCACAGGATGATAAGCAGTGGATTCGCAACCTTGCTGAGTGCGAAAGACTTGGTATTCCGGTAGGAGTGTATCTGTACAGCTATGCGACTTGTGACAGACAGGCTCAGAGCGAACTTGACCACATCTTGAGATTGATTAAAGGTCATACATTCCAGTTGCCGATTTTCCTTGACGTGGAAGAACCTGGCACACAGAACTATGCTCCTAGATGCTGTGAAATCGTCTGCGAAGGACTAAAAGCAAATGGATATACTCCGGGAATCTACGCTTCACTGAGTTGGTTCAACAACCATCTTGGCAGTGTACGTGGCAAGTACATTGAATGGATGGCAAGATACAAGAATCTTCCGGCAGATACTTACAAAGGTCAGTATGCAATTTGGCAGTATTCCTCCGACGGTCATGTAGATGGAGTTAACGGAAGAGTTGATGTCAACTATTGCTACATGGAATTTGGCGAAAGCGCCACACCAGTAACACCGTCAGCACCTTCTAAGCCAGCAGAGAAGAAAGACTTAGGACAGGTCGATATTACATATCAGGCTTTCACAGATAGATGGTGGCCACCAGTAGTGAACAAGATTGATTGGGCTGGAAAAGGTGATAATGTTCCAATCAAGTGGCTTGCGATCAAAGTTAGCAAGGGAAGTATCCGTTGTCGAGCATACACAAGAAAGAGTGGTTGGCTTCCGTATCTTACATTCGGCAATAGCTATGATCTGAATGATAAAAAGAACGGAATCCTCGGAGATGGTTCTGAGATTCTTGCTATCGAGCTGTACTACATCACACCAGATGGATATAAGTACAAGATGGTCCATTACAGAGTTTCTGTGAAAGATAACTCGAACTTCTACAGTGAGCAGATTGATACGCTGAAAGCCAATGGTGCAGACGGCTATGCTGGTGACAAGAAGAGATTTGTGGATAAGTTCCAGGCATGGATTGAGTAAAAAGATGCCCCAGAGCAATTCGCTTTGGGGCTTCAATATTGTATCATCTTTTTGCGCAGTATTTTGATAGAAGAAAATACGAGTTCCTTCATATTATTATGCGTTTCATTTCCAAAAGAATTGGGATAAAGAATAATCCCGTTTCTTTTGGAAATAACGAAAAACCCTTTATTTGCGCGGGATTCTGGGCTTTATGGTCAATTCAAAGTTAGGCTCATTCAGATGACCGCGCTTATTTTTCGTTAATTTCTTGTATTCTATAGATTCTATGAGTAATTTCAACAATCTGTTGCGTTCCGGAATAGATAAATCCCAATAACAGGAAAGCAGATCTTCACAAGCCGGCAGGAACTGTTCTATATTGGCTTCTCTTTGGCGTTCCTTGTCAAGTTCGAGTTTCAGCTGGGCAACGTTTGATTCAGCTTCAGAAATTCGGTTTTGTAAACTGTCAGATCGCTCAAGAAAGACTTCTGTCGAGTAGACACCTTGTTCAAGCAGATCATACATGGTTCCCTTTTGCCGTAGAAGTTGATCGAGTGTCTGTTGAGCTGATTCCAAAAGAACTTCTTTTTCCGGAATAAGACTCTTGCTTGGCATCTGACCACTCAGACGATATCCTTCAACCCAGTCAGAAAGCGCGTTATAAACTTCTCGCTCAACAAGATCCAAAGGGCTGCCAATGGTAGGACAATCATATGTACTGCACAACATCAGATCATAAGGAACACGACTTGCAGTTCCGGAAGGCGGCCGGCGAATCATTTTCTTTTTGCACTCACTACAGACAATGATTCCGGCAAGCGGATTTTTGATAATGTTAAAACCGGCAGGCTTTGGGGATCCACAGCCAAGATAACTCTGAGCTTCTGCAAATACATCGTGATCGATTAAGCGCGGATGCCGACCGGAAACAATGGTATAGTCACTGGTTCTCGGACGTGTGGTTGTGAGAACACCATTTTCAACCGTTCTGACCACTTTTCGTTCGCCGATCTTAACGCATTGATCGTATACAACATTAGAGAGGATTCCACGGACTGTGCTCTCGCTCCAAAGTTTGGAATTACGCGGCTTTGTACCGTAACTATTTAAAGTGCGAGTGATCGACCGGATACCGACACGTTCCGGACCGGTAAACATAGAAAAGATAAGCCGCACAACAGGAGCCTCGTTTTCATCAAAAGCAAGAGTCCATCCCTTCTCTTTTTCAAGTTTCGTTCTCCGGAAACCGTATGGTGCGGAGTTATATGGCCACTTTCCCTCAGAGATAGCGGCATAACGCCCATTCTGCATCCTGCGCTTGATTGTCTTATATTCACGCCGACTCATGAATAATCCAAACTCAAAATACTCTTCATCGAATTCATTGGCCGGATCATAGGTTTTGGAAGGAGTGATGATTAGTGTGTTGGAATACTGGAAAGCTCTCTGTACAACTCCCTGATCGATCGTATCGCCACGAGCAAGACGTTCCACTTCCATAACAAGCACACCGTCCCAAAGGTTTTGCTCTACCTCGTGAAGTAACTGTTGCATAACAGGACGTGCAGCTATAGTTTCTCCAGACACAACTTCTCGATAAATATTGCTAATAATAAGGTTGTTTTTCTTAGCAAGAGAGAGAAGTGCACGTTCGTGCCTGGCAAGAGTTTCCCCTTCACCATGCTGCTCGGCTTCAAGATCCTTTCTCGATTTCCTTAAATAAATACAATAT